TAGAATGGACAACTTTCTTACCCAAATAGCTTGTGGTATAATTTAACATGCCTTTATCAAAAGTAAATATAGCACCAGGGTTCGATAAACAATCTACACCAGCAGACGCAGAAGGTCGTTGGGTGGATGGTGACAATGTGCGTTTTAGATATGGTGAACCAGAAAAAATAGGGGGCTGGTCTGCTTTATGTAGTGACAAAATTGTTGGTGCTGCAAGACAACAACATGTTTGGGCTGATATTTCAGGAAAAAGATATGCAGCGATAGGTACAAATAAAGTTTTAACAATTTATTACGAAGGTGTTCTTTACGATATAACACCTTTAGAAACAGATAATTTCTCTACAGGTGCAAACATAACAACGACTAATGCATCAGCTATAGTTACAATTACTACAAGCTCTGCACACAATCTTGAAGTAGGAGAATTGACTACCTTCGCTAATGCAGGATCTTTTACTGCGGGACAAACAGGTTACACAGCGTCAGATTTTGATGATAAAGTTTTCGAAGTACAAACAACACCATCATTTACAACATTTACAATTTTAATGCCTTCAGTAGAATCAGGTTCAGGAACAACGAACAACGGAACATTAGATGTTAATCCTTACCAACCCGTAGGTCCTTTAAATCAAACTTATGGATATGGTTGGGGTACGTATTTATTTGGCGGAAGAACTATTGCGCAAAGTACAACAACAATGAATAACAGCGGTAACATGTTAGTAGGCGATACCAGTGTAGTTCTTACAGCTACATCTTCATTCCCAGCAACGGGTTCAATAAGAATTGGATCTGAAGACATGTCTTACACTGCAAATGACACAGGTACAAATACACTTAGCGGAATTACAAGGGGTATTAATGGAACGACTGCAGTTGAACATACAAATGGAGCAACAGTAACTGATATATCTAGCTACATAGGATGGGGTGACGCTTCATCTTCAAGCACAGTAACTATTGATCCTGCAATGTGGTCTTTAGAAAACTTTGGTGATATTTTAATAGCAACAATTCATAATGGAAAAACATTTACCTGGAACCCCTCAGCAGGTAACGCATTAAATACGAGAGCAACCATTGGCACAGGTATGCCAACAGCATCAGTAATGACTATAGTATCAGACAGAGACAGGCATTTATTTCATTTAGGTACAGAAACTACAATTGGAACTTCAACAACACAAGATAAAATGTTTATAAGATTTTCTGATCAAGAAAGTTTGAGTGATTATCAACCAACTTCAACAAATACTGCTGGTACTTTTAGACTTGATGATGGCACAAGAATAATAGGAGCCATAAAAGGTAAAGATTATATTTTAGTTCTTACCGACACAGCTGCATATGAAATGCAATTTGTTGGACCACCATTTACTTTTTCAATTAGGAAAGTTGGTTCTAACAACGGACTATTAGGGCAAAACGCAGGTGTGTTTGCAAACGGTGCGGTATATTGGATGGGTAAAACAGGAGGGTTCTATGTTTATGATGGTACTGTAAAATCACTACCTTGTTTAGTAGAAGACTTTGTTTTTACAACTGACGGTAATAATCCAGGTATAAATTATAATTCAGGGCAATTAGTTTTTGGAGGTATTAATGAACTATACTCAGAAATTAATTGGTTTTACCCTTCTGCTGGTTCTTTAGTTGTTGATAGGGTTGTAACTTATAATTTTGACGAACAAGTTTGGACGACAGGAACTCTAGATAGAACAACTTGGGTGGGTTCAACAGTTTACGAACAACCTTATGCTACAGATTACAATGCTTCAGACACACCAACTTTTCCAGTAGTAAATGGTGTTTCTAATGGGGCATCTATTTATTATGAACATGAAGTAGGTGTAAATCAATTAAATGGTGATGGATCTTCAACAGCAATTACATCTTTTATAAAATCAGGAGAGTTTGATTTAAATGGTAATGCAGGTGTTCCAGGAGATGGAGAATTTTTAATGAGTATTAAAAGGTTTTTACCAGACTTTAAACGTATAAGTGGTAACGCAAAAGTAACTATATTTTTAAATGAGTTTCCTCAAGGAACAACTTCAACATCAAGTCCTTTAGGACCTTTTACAATAAACTCAAGCACATCTAAAGTTGATACAAGAGCAAGAGCAAGGTTAGCTGCTGTTCAAATTGAAAATGAAAATTTAGATGAGAGCTGGAGATACGGTACGTTTAGATTTGATGTTAGAGTGGATGGTAGAAGATAATGGCAAAAATAACAATACAAATACCTGAACCTAAAACTGAATATTCTCAAGAAGATCAAAGACAAATACTTCAAGCCTTTAGAACTCTTCAGTCTCAGTTGAATTTTTCATATGAGAATGATATAAAAAACAAACAAGATGCATTTACTTATTTTTTATCATGACAATACAATATAAAAGTACAACCTATAGTCTTACAACAACCAACTTAACAACTGTGTTGACTATATCAACTTCATCTTCAGCAATATGTAAAATGGTTCAAGGATCTCATGCAACTGCAAGTAATGTTGATGTTGATCTTTATTTAAAAAAATCAGGAGGATCAGATGTTGAGATAGGTCATGCGGTTTTAAACAAGTCATCTGAAAACCTTATAAAAGATACTTTAAATTTAGAAGGCGGCGACATATTAAAAATTCAAGCAGGTACAGCTAATGAAATTACAGGTGTTGTAAGTTATGCCCAATTAGACAGATCTCAAGAAAATGGCTAAAAAGAAAGCACTCTTTGGAGTTAATAATTATCATAAGCGAACTCCAAAAAAACGTCCTGGTCAACATGCCAAGAGTTATAGTAAAAAAATTCCTAGACGAAAGAAATATATTGGACAAGGGCGTTAATATATTGTAATTAAATACAATGACCGTATATCAAAAAGTTAAATGTAAAACTAAAACTATCTATAGAAGTATTAAGACAGGTGAAAGATACGAGACAGAAGAAGCTTTTTTAGCTGAGCATCCTAAAGAAGATTTAGCTACTGACGTTGAAGTTCAAGTTCCTGATCTTCCTATATTTGGTAGCACACAATGAATCCATTAGGTGGAACAGAACTACAGCTTGGTTTTTTGCAAAAGTATGTTTCCAAAGAATTACTAGACAAGTTTCAAATATGCACTTCAGTGCCACACAAAGTCCCTTTATCAAAAAATAAAATAAATATTCTTTGGCAAAAAATGGCTCCTGATCAACCTCATTTTCAAGAGTTCTTTAAAGATCCCGAGCAAATAAAACAATATGATTATTATGTTTTTAATAGCCATTGGAACTACGAACAGTTTAGAAAAACTTTTTCATTACCTGAGCATTTATGTACGGTAATAAAAAACGGAATTCCTGATATTAAAAAAAGAGATCCTAAAATTAAAAAAGAAAAAATAAAATTAATATATCAACCAACACCTTGGAGAGGCCTATCTGTCTTATTAGGTGCTATGCAGTTAGTAAATAATAAAAACATAACTTTGGATGTGTATAGTAGTACACAGGTTTATGGAGATGAATTTAAGGAAAAAAATGATCATTCATATCAAGACTTATATGATCAATGTGAAAAGTTACCTAATGTAAATTACATAGGATATAAACCTAATGACTATATTTTAGAAAACTTACATACCTACGATGCATTTGTTTATCCTAATATTTGGGAAGAGACTTCTTGTATATCAGCAATTGAAGCTTTAGCTTGTGGACTGTATGTAGCAACAACGGACAACGGAGCACTTTATGAAACTTGTTCTGAGTTTCCAATTTATATACCTATGGACAAAGACTGGAAAAATTTAGCTATGCAATTTGCAGCTGTAATAGATCAAATACCTGGACAATTGAATGAGGTTGGGTGTCATAATCATTTAGAGTTTCAACAAAAATTCTTTAATCATTTTTATAATTGGAAAGTTATTGCAGGACACTGGGATGGATTTCTAAGAGGAGTATTAGGAAATGCAAGATCCAAGTAAACCAATTTGGTTTGGTAAAAACGAAAAAACAGAACCTAAAACAAAAAGTAAGTATAGATTTTTTGTAGGCACTCCTGTTCATAGCGATGTATCCATACATTATTTTCAAGCTTGTCTAGAGTTTCAAAAACAATGTATGAAGAAAGATGTATTAACTTGTTTTCAAGTAATGAAATCTTCTTTAGTTACTCAAGGTAGAAATTTATGTGTGTCTAGTTTTATGGAGACAGATAGTACACATTTATTATTTATTGATTCAGACATAGATTTTGATAGTGAATCTATATTTAAAATGGCAGACACAAACAAAGATGTCATATCAGTGCCTTACCCACTAAAGACTTTTAACTGGGAAAAAGGTTTTAATAAAGTCAAAACAGGTATAATTAAAAATGCTGAAGATCTTAAATATAAAGGCTTCTATCAATATCCTATGAAAGTAAAAGACGAGCAGAATATAAAGATGGATAAAAATGGAGTTATTGAAGTTACTCATTCACCTACGGGATGTATGCTAATAAAAAGAGAAGTTATTGAAAAGATGATTAAAGCTTATCCTGAAAAAGAGATAATACAAAAAACTATTATTAACGGTAAAATGGAAACAAAACCATATTTATACAATCTTTTTGACACTGATTTTGATCCTGAAACTAAAACTTATTTAGGAGAAGACTTTGCTTTTTGTAAGAGATGGAAAAATATAGGTGGTAAATGTCATGCTCTTATAACAGAGAAAATAAGTCATATAGGAGAACACCAATATAGAGGGTCTTTTTCCGATGAGTTGTCAAAGACCTCATAAAATGGTAATATTTCCTAATTAGCTAATTTTAAGGAATACATAATATATGTTACAATTTTTACCCTATGCACTAGCCGCCTACGGAGGATACAAAGGTTATAAAGGATCTAAAGACGCTGGTGGATCAGGACTTCAAAGAATATTAGGCGGACTTACAGGAGCAGCAGCTGGATACTACGGTGGTAAAGGTGTCTTGGCTGGAGGTTCAGCAATGGGCGTACCTGGTTTTTCTGCAGCGCAAACTGGATTTACACCCTTCACTCAATTAGGACCAATACAAGCTTTAGGTCAAACACAGGCTGGACAAATGATTGGTTTAAGTGGTGTAACAAATCCAGGAATGGTTACTGGTGGTGATCCTGGATATATGCAAGGATTAGTTGGTAACGAAGGTCAACTAGCAAATTTAGCAACAGGCTCAGCGGCAGCCAATGCAGCAGGCGGACCTGGAGGCACAAGAGCTGAACAAAACTTTTTACAAAAATTATTTACAAGACAAAGATTAACTAAAGCAGGCGACTTCACAGGTGAATTACAAATTGATCCTATGAAAGCTGCATTAGCAGTAGGAGCAGGAACATATTTTGGAGGTGCTTTTGATCCTAAACCACAAGATGTTTTTACTCCAACTTATAATTTAGCAGTAGCAGATTTACAAAAAGCAAGAGGTGGTTTTAGATACATAGATCCTGAAACAGGTGTAGAGAAAACATTTGAACAACCTTACATACCTGAAGCGGATCCTAAAAACCAAGGAGACTTTAGACAAGGTCCATATGCAATAGAGGCAGATAGATATAATAAAGGTGGTTTAGCAGAAATAAAAAAATTTAATGAAGGTGGTATTAATTACCTTCCAAGTAAAAGAACTCATGACGAAGATGATTCTGTAAATTATGTGAGAGCATCAGGATATGTCGAAGATGGGTCAGGCACAGGAGACAAAGACGAAGATACAATGTTAGCTCAATTAGCAGACGGAGAGTTTGTAACAAGAGCAGATGGAGTGTTAGGCGCTGGTATCATTGCTGGAGGAAACCCTAATAGCATGAAAGATATGAGAGAAAAAGGTGCAAAATACTTCTATGACCAACAAGCTCGATACAAACGAGTTTTTGATTTATTACAGAAGGGCAAAAATGCACAAACAAAAGTTAGCTAAACCAGATCTATCAGTTTTATCTGTAGAACCTAAATTCATTGATAAGTTTTGGCCGTTGTGTGATTTTATGGTAGCTGAAGCTTTAAATTATTCAGGTGGTTTTGCAAGTGCTAAGGACATTAAAGATTTACTTAAAAAAGACGAAGCTCAATTATTTTTGGTTTTTGGAAGTGATGAAGAAGAATTAAACCAAGTCTTTGGTTTATTTGTAACACGAATAGCAGCTTTACCTAACTACTCTCAACTTGAGGCAATTATTTGTACAGGGAAGAAAAGACATTTATGGGAGGACAAGATAGTGAAAACAGTTACAAAATTTGCTAAACTAAATGGATGCAAAAAACTGAGCTTTTGGGTAAGACCAGGTTGGTCAAGAGTATCTAAAAAATGGGGTTGGAAAGCTAAACATATTCAAATGGAGAGAGAAGTTTAATGGGATCAATAGTAAGTAGTATATTTGGCGGCGGAGGCGGCGGTGGATCTGCACCTGCACAACCTTCATCAAGTGGAACATCTTTTAATACATCAGTAATTAGAGAGGCACCAGGAGTTGAAGAACGTAAAATAGAACTTATGGATCTAGCTAGAGGAATAGCTGGTCAACCTATTAATATTCCTGATATGCAAGTTGCTGGTCTTGGAGCTTTAGAGCAACAAGGTATAACAGCGGCAGGCCAAACAGGAGTTGGTGCTCCAACAGTAACATCGGGCATCGGACAATTACTTGCAGCACAAACTCCAAATATAAATCAATTTTTCAATCCTTATCAATCTTATGTTGTTGATGAAATAAATAGACAAGCAGCAATTGCACAAAATAAATTAGGTGCACAAGCTGTTATGTCAGGTGCTTTTGGTGGTGGAAGAGAAGGTGTTGCACAAGCAGAATTAGAAAGAGCACGATTAGGTAAAGTAGGTCTAGCACAACAACAAGGTTTTGGAACAGCCTTACAAGCTGCACAAAATCAACAACAAATGCAAGGCAACATAGGAAGCCAATTAGCTAATATAGGACAAGGCCAACAACAGATGGCACAAGCAGATATAAATCAATTAATGCAAGCTGGTGGATTACAAAGACAACTTGCACAAGCAACAACAGATGCTGCTAGACAATCACAATTACAACAAGCTTACGAACCTTATCAAAGGGCAGAATTCTTATCTAATATTTATGCAGCTGGACCTAAATCACAATCATCGATTGGTACAACTACAGCTCCTGTAACAAGTCCTTTAGCACAATCAGTAGGTACGGGTATAGGCGCATTCCAAGCATTTCAAGGTATGCAGGGAGGGAGATAATGTCCCTAGATAAAGTTTTAAACAGACCACTGTTTCGACAACAAGCTTTAAGAAAAGGTGCATTGAAACCTGTTAAAGCTAGAATAGGTCAAATGATAGGTGCACCAACTGTTAACACAACAGGACAGATGGCAAGAAATTTTCCTTTAACTGTAAACCAACAAGGATTTTTTGGAAGAAACGTTAGACCAGCCATGCAAAGAACTGGTCAATTTTTAAAAAATAATTTTGGTATACGTCCTTTAATAAGAGGTGCAATTCCAGCTACTGGAACTGCTATGTTATCTGATGACATATTAACAAAACTTGGTGTTACAGGACCTTTAAAATCAGGAATAAATCTTGCTGCTAGTTTTGCAGGATTAACGCCTCCTGGCAGAGTTATTGGTTATGGTTATGCAGGTTTAAAAGGTTTAAGTGCTTTAGCAGACAAGATTAGAAGAGATAATCCAAATTCTATGATTGGCCTTGATAAAAATGATCCTACTCAAAATACATTTGATCAAATTACTGGAGGAGTTTTAGCTGGTGAACCATTAGCAACTGGTGATAGAGCAATTAATCCTTTTAGAAAGTTAGATCCATCTAGACCTAGAGGTAGAGGTGCAATTAAAAAAGCACAAGAAGAAAAAATTAAGGTTGCACAAGCAGAAGGATCTGAATTAGGTATAGTACCTGATCAATTAACCGCTCCTCAAAACGAAATTAAAGTTGGCAGTGAAAATATTGCTGATCTAAATAAATTAGTAAAAAATAAACGTGGTGAGATTTTAAAAGAAACAATACAGCCACAAACCGTAGCAATGCAAACGGACAGCGGATCAACTATTGATGGGGGACTAGAGGGTCCTGTAGGTATTGAAGGACAAGATATTTCATCTAAACCACCTGCTCCAGTTAAAGAAACTCCAGAACAAGTAGCTCAAAAAACATTTAATGCTGCACAAGATGGTAAAGGAACAGAACAACCTATTGGTGGTAAAAGATACACAACTAACTTAATACAAAGAGCAAAAGAAATAAGAGCTGAAATGGGTATGGAGCCCCAAGGTGATGTAGCTAGGTCTATGTTTTTAAGTCAATTAGCAGCTGGATTGATGGCGGGAACTTCTAAACAAAGAGGTTTAGCAGGCGCTGTACAAATTTTTGGTCAAGCTTTAGGTCCAGCAGTAAGTAATTATGGAATTATGAAATTAAAACAAAATGAATTAGAAAATAAATCTATGGAAACTTATTTGAGTTTTGCTTTTGATGAGATGAAATTATTTAATGATGCTGCAGCGGGAGAACCTTTTGGCGGTGAGTTAGGAATTATACAATTTATTGATGATAACGGTAATACAATTAATGTAAAAGGTAGACAAACTAAAGGTGGTACTATGGAATTTGCTACTGGACAAGTTGATCAAAGAGGAAATGAAATTTATGCAGCTGTAAGTAGCCAAGCAAATGTTCCAGGTTTTGGTCAAGTAAATCAATTCTTAGATAAGAAAACTGTAAATACAGAAACCATGAAGATTGGTGATACATTATCCAATAGATACAAAACATTTAAAATAACTAATGATGTATTAGACACGATCGCTGCTCAACCAGAATCAGTTGGACCAGCTGGTGCCATTAATTTGTTTAAAACAAGATTTGGATCAGCATTATCTGATTTAGGTTTTTCTTTTGGAGGAGGTAAAAGCGAAGCTAGAGCTGCAGCAGCAGCATATAGAGCTCAAATAGAAGCTTCAGACCTAGACGAAAAAAGTAAAAAACAATTATTAAAAGATACTGACTTTAATAAACTTTATAAAGATGCTGAAAAGAGAATTAAAGCTAGAACACCTGGTAAGGTAGATGCTGAAACACTAGAGTCTTTAGCTGTGGCTGAAACAACATTGGTATATGCATTAGCTAACTCATTCAAAGACAAAGATAGATTGACTGCTAGAGACGTAGCTGCTGCAGAAAAACTTGTAAACTTGTTTACATTAACTAGAGGTTCTAAATCTGTAGAAGCATCAATCAAAGCAATAGGTCAACAGTTACAAGACGACATTACAAGATACGAAAACGATTACAGAAGAGTTGGTGGTCTTGAAAGAACTCTACAAAACATGAGAGTACAAAATCAATTCAGATTACAATCAGGTAAAACTGTAACAGATCAATTTATAAAAAAATTAGATGATGCAGGACTATTAGAGGAGTTTGATAAATAATGGCTACAATAGAACAATTACAAGAGTCACTAGATAATAGATCTTTAGATCCTAACACACTTAGTCCTAAGCAAAGAAAAATAATAGACGAACTTATTAGAAGAAAAAAACTTACGGGCCCAACTATGTCTGAACTATCATCTCAACGTGATACAGCAGCTAAAAAAATAGCATCAGAGCAAGAATATTATAAAGACCCTATAGCTACTGCTCTTGCAGCAGAAGATTCTTTTTTCAAAGGTAGACCAACAGCTGTATTTGCTGGTGATATTACAGGATCGATTGTGCCTTATATTACAATGAGAGAACAAATTTATGGAGCGGCTAAATCGGGTAATCTTTGGAAAAAAGGTCCAGGTAAAATGGCAAAAGTAGCTGATGCAGTTACTCAAAGACTTCCAGGAAGATTAAAACTTTTAGGTGGAGCTTTTAAATTGTTAGGAAGAGTAGCAGACTTACCTGCTAAAGTTGTTCAAAGTCCATTAGGTAGAGCAGAAATTTATTCAATACTTGGTGGTACGGCAGGTGCTGGTACAGGATCAGTGACTTACGATATGTTAAACGAACAAGCAGGAACTTTTATAGCTTCACAAATATCTGATCAATTTGCAGATTTACCTGACAAAGAAATTAATTCTGATATGACTTTAAATGCATTAAACGAAATGAAAACTGCTGCTTATTGGAATACAGGTGCATCCTTACTTACTCCTTTTATAGCTGGACCATTAGGTAAATTAGGAAGTAAATTATTTGGAACAAAAGGTGCTAAACAAAAAGAACTAGCAGAGTATGCAAGAGATAAAGGTTTACCGATTCCGTTAATTCAAGCAATGGACAACGGACCTTTTACGAGTATTGGTAAAGGATTTTTTAAAACAGTAGGTGTATTTCCATTCATTGGACCAATAGCTAATCAAGCTTTTCAAGGTGCAGAACAAAAAGCAGGAAGAATGTATCTTGATCAATTAGCTTCTTACGCACCGTTAATGAAAACAGGCGCTTTATCACATTCAATTTATAACCAAGCTGCAAAAGTATTTAATGATAATATGGATTTGATTGGTTCTAAGTATGATGCTTTTGAAAGATTAGCGGACACCGTAGGTAACCCAGCTATAATTAAATTAGATAAAACAGTAGCTAAAGCACAAGAACTTAAACAATCATTGACAGGTATGTTTCCTGATACACAAAGATCAATGATGGCAAAAAATATTGATGAAACTTTAAAACAAACGGGAGATCCAATAAATTTATTTTATGATGCGATGGATGCTATTGGAACTAACATGATTACTCCAAAACAATACAAAGGTGTAATTCAAATGTTAAATAATGCTATTCAAGGAACAGACTACAAAACACTTGGTAGACAAATGTTTATGATAAGAGAAGCTTTAGAAAATGATTTTAATGCATTTGGGGCAAACTTAACAAAAGGTGCTTTCTTACAAGATCAAGGTATCAAAGCTACCTTTGATGGATTAGCTAAACAAAGCCCCGAAAGAGCTGAAGCTTTTATACAAAGTAATATAAAAAACGCAGAAAAATTAAGAGATAAACTATATGATGCTAACGCTACCTTCAACAAAGTTTTAAATATGTATACAACGCCAGCTGCAGCTAGATCATTGCAAAAGTTTGATAAACAATTATTTACAAATAAAGGTACGTTTGGAATTGTAGGAAGAGAGGCAATGCCTAGAGATTTATTATTTTCTACAATGGAAAGAGATGTATTTCAATCTAACTCAGCTGAGGCTTTAAAAAGCTTTAAAACATTAATTGGTGCTGAAGGTAAATACGCAACTAAACAAGGTAAATTATTGTTTGATGCAGCCAAAGCGAGATACATGTTTAATGCTTTTTTAGATTCATTTGATTCCGCTACTGCTCCACAAGCAAAATCAGTATTTAGAGATACAATCGACATGGCTCCAGGTGTTAAAGCAGGTACAGAATATGCACAAGATGTTATGGAAAGATTAGGCACTGATTCTATAGAAGCAGCTAGAGGTTTTAAAATTACTGATGTACAAAAAGGTAATGGTATTTTTGATGTGACTGATATTAGATTCTCACCTGAAGACTTTGCTCAGTTTAATATTAATAAGTTTATGAATAAATTAGGAATAGGTAAAGCTACTGAAGATCTTGGTAGAGAAAAAATGATTCAAATGTTAGGCAAAGATGGTGCTAAAGACTTTTATGGATTTACAAACTACATGAAATCTATATCTGATATACCTGTATCAGATACATCTACATTCTTACAAAGAAGATTTACATTAGGATCATTAGGATCCGTAGCTGGTGGTATGTTTATTGGTGGTGCAGCTTTCGCTGTTAATCCATTTGCACCTGCAATATTTTTATTAATGGCTAGAAGAGCGGGTTTGATGCTTACAGATCCAACAGCTTTAAGATATATGAACGATGCATTATTACCTGAAGAACAAATAAAATTATTAAAAGGTAAATCAATTGGTGAAGTACAAAAAGGTTTATTTGGAACTTCAAGAAAGTTTACTGGAAGAAGTATCAATCCAAAATTAACTGCTGTAGGTTTAACTAGAAAAAGAGATGCCTTTGCAAGATTATATAATTACTTTGCAGATCAAGAACAAGATTTACCAAGAGTAGATCCTAGAACTGTAGATCCGAAAGAAATTCAAGAAAGACTATTAAATTTATCTTATCAAATACCTCAACCTCTTTATGATGATAAAAATTTACCAAAACAAGTTATTGAAACTATGTATGCAGGTGATTTACAAAAATCATCGGGTGATGTAAATACTGATAATGATATGGTAGCTTACTTAAATAGAACAGTTGAAGCAGATACAGAAACAGTTTTAGAACAAGCTAGAAGAGACGAAGAAGCAGACGATCCAAGAATTACTGATGATTTACAATTACAACCTGTTGTTCCACAAACAGCAGAAGTTCCACAAACACCACAGGGTCAAGTATCTTCTCAACAAGTACAGCAATTGTACCCTTTTGATTCTACAGCAAATGCAATAGCACAAAGGAGAGAAAGTGGTCAAACGTAAGAAGTTTAATAACGAAGATGTGCTTGCACATCAACGGATAACGGATCACGAAAAGCTCTGTCATATTATGCAGAAAGAAACCAACAAAAGAATTGAAGATTTACACAAAGATGTACATAGACTAGAGAAAATTATGATTAGTAGTACAGGGTTTTTAATGACTACAATGATTGGTTTAATTGTTGCACTTGTAGTTAAAATATTCTAAAACTATAGAGTGAACATTCTTAAGAAATATCCTTACAAAAAACATAATCGATTTCAATCTACAACAGGTAGAAAATACTTAGTTGATGAGAATCCTGTACCTAGTGTTACAACCATACTTTCAGCGACAAAAGATAGTAAGTTTTTAGATGACTGGAGAAGAAGAGTAGGTAATGAAGAAGCAGATAGAATAATGAAAAATGCATCAACAATAGGAACTGAAATGCACAGAGTCCTTGAGTATTATTATAATGGTGAAAAATATTACAACGAAACAGAACAGGGTATAAAGCCAAGAAAGATGGCAGAAGTTATAAAAGATAATCTAGGAGTTGAAGAGGTTTGGGGTAATGAAGTTTCTTTAGCATACAACCAAGAATATGCAGGCACAACAGATCTTGTAGCTATGGCTTATGGAAAGCCATCAATTATTGATTTTAAACAAAGTAACCGCCCAAAACGAGAAGAGTGGATAGATGATTATAAGTGTCAGCTAGGTGCCTATTATTTAGCCCATAAAACGCATTACGGCCCCATAGAGCAGGGTATCGTAGCAATATGTACCCGAGACCTCCTATATCAAGAATTTAAGCTCTCAGAGCCCGTATTAGAGGAATATTCAAATAAATTCCTAGAAAGATTAGAAACTTTTAAAAAAGCAATAAAGAAAGGTTAGATAAGCCATTGTTTGGCTTTGTCTCCTAAAGTCTTAGCAGATAAATATTGTTTTTGTTTTAAGGCCTTAACGATTCTTTCATCAATTGTATCCTTAGCTATTATATCAATATAAACTACATTCTTTGTCTGACCTATTCTGTGTGCTCTATCTTCGGATTGTAAACGAACTTCAAGATTATAATTATTTGAATAGTAAACAACATATTTTGCTGCTGTTAAAGTTAGACCATAACCTCCTGTCGTAGGATTACCTACAAAGAATCTACACTCAGGATCATTTTGATAACGGTCAACGGCCACCATTCTATCTTGTTGTGATACTTCACCATATATAGATACGACAGATTTGCTTCCATATTTTTCACTCAAGGCACCAATTACTTCATGAATGTTATGTACATATGTTGCCCATATGATCACCTTTTGATCTGTTTCTTCTAGTATCTCTAGAAGAGCTTTAAGTTTTTCATTTTTAAATTGTAATATTTCACCATCATCGCTTTTTACATATCCATTAGCTACCTGATGTAATCTTAATATCTCTGTTAATTGATTATGAACTGATATTGTTTCATCTTCAAATTTAGCCAACGCTTCTATTTTAAGTCTTTGGTAAACTCTTCTTTGCTCTCCCTCTAATTCTATCTCTCTTTTTTGATATATTTTTTCAGGTATATCTAAACACTGATCTTTAGTTAATCTCAAAGAGAATGTTTTTAGTTTTTGTTCTAATTCATCTAAATTAGTAAAACCATCAGGTACTCTTATAGTTTCTCCTCTAGCCACATACACATCATCAAAGGTACAATATCTATTTCTAAAGGCATAAAAGCTTTTAAAACCTAATAATGCTGGATCAAGGAAGGCACATTGTGTATAAAGATCTAATGGAGATTTTGTTACTGGTGATCCTGTTAATATACGCCTTATACGGGCTCGCCATCTTAGCGCTAAAATGTTTTTTGTTCGTTTTGCTTTTGGGTTTTTTATGGTCGTGGATTCATCAATTACCATTATATTTTGTGGCTGGTTAATTAAAAACTTATTACATTCATCCAATCCCTTTTTTGTTGATAAAGCTTCTACATTGATAAGAAAAAACTTTAATTTATCTTTTTCTGTTATAAATTTTTTGTATTGTTTAGGTTTGTTTACTTTCCAAGCAAAAATAGATCTTGGTATTTCATCAGGTAAGTGTGCTTCTATTTCATTCTTCCATACAGTATACACAGATTTAGGTGCAACTATTAAGGCAGCATTTACGCGTTTCTTCAAATATAAATAACCAATATTATCTATTGTCGTTTTTGTTTTACCCGTACCCATTTCCATAAAAAGAGCATAGGTTGTTTTATCAGCTGATTCGGCTAATGCTTTTCTTTGATGTTCATAAGGTTTGGTTTTATAGGGGTACTTAAAATCTGCCATATCCAGCTAATTTTTATATTTTTTTATTTGACAACGCAAGAGAATAATTTATAAGCGGTTTAGATATGGATATCGAAAAATTTTCTAATTTAGAAGTTGATACTGCAAGCACGAAATCAATCTCGGATGCTTGTAATGAAATGAAAAAAATAGAAAAGGAAATCGAACAAGCTGAGGAAATTCTTTCCGCAAAGAAAGCTAAATATAAAGATTATCAGGAACGTAAAATACCAGAGTTAATGCAAGAAGCTGGTGTTAACGCAATCAAGCTTGCGGACGGCACGCAAGTTGAAGTTAAGCCCTTTTATGGGGCTAGAATACCTGAGAGTCGTGTCGAAGAAGCTTTCAGTTGGCTTCGTGAAAAAGGGTTTGGTGACCTAATTAAAAATACGGTTACAACTACTTTCAATAGAGGACAAGACAATCAAGTTGCAGAATTAGTAAAGGTTTGCGAGAACTTTGGATTTAAATATTTGCAAAAGCAAAAAGTTGAACCAATGACTCTTAAAGCATTTGCTAAGGAACAAGTTGAAAAAGGAAAGGAACTCCCGTTTGATTTATTTGGTATCTATATTGCAAATAAAGCTAAACTAAAAACGAAGGAGTAAACATGTCTAACGACAAAGAAGTAGCTACAAAGAAGAAAAACGAAGTAGCAACAATCGACATCGAAAAGTTTGCTGATCAAGGTTTTGAAAACATTGACAGCAAATCACTGCAGTTACCATTTCTTAAAATTTTAGGACAGTTATCACCACAAGTGACAGCTGGGGATTCTAAGTATATTGAAGCTGCAAAACCAGGAATGATCTATAATACTGTTACAGATAAACTCTATGACGGTAATAAAGGTATGTTGGTAATACCTGCTTATTACAAATTTGAATATATTGAATGGGCAGATAGAGGACAAGAAGGTAGTAGTGCACCTAGAAATATTTATCCAGCCGATAGTGATGTCATGTCTAAAACAAATAGAGGTGATGATGGTAAGGATAGATTAGAATCAGGTAATTACATCGAAGAAACAGCATCACACTTTGTTGTGGTTGTTGAAGATCATATGGCAAGCGAAGCCTTAATCACAATGAAATCTACTCAAAGAAAGAAATCTAAAAAGTGGAATTCAATGATGAACATGATGCAAGTCCCTAAAAAAGATGGCAAAGGTTTTTTTAGACCTGCACCGTTCACTCAACAATACAGATTAAAAACCGTTTTGGAGAAAAACCAATTAGGTTCTTGGTATGGTTGGGAAATCACATCTGAAGGTTTGGTAAATGATGAAAGCTTAGTTAATAGAGCTTACAAATTTAGACAATCTTTAGCAACAGGTAGTGTTAAAGTAAAACACGGCCAAGAAGAAGAATCAGCTAAAACTCCATTTTAATTATGGATTTTAATAAATCTCTGGAGCAGTTTAAAAAACTGTTCCAGGGGTCTGATACTTATCACGGGCAATCTAAAAAGTTAGGTAAGCAAAGATCTGACGGAAAAGATGAATGGCGTAGTTGGATAAATCCTATCCCTATGACGGATCAAAATTGGCTAGACCATTTAGATGGTAAAGATAGTTTTGGATCTGTTCCCATACGAGATGACTCTACTGCAAGTTGGGGAGTAATAGATGTGGATCGATATAACATTGATCATAAAAAATTTATTAAATTAATTAGAGAACGAAAATATCCATTTGTCCCCTATAGATCTAAGTCAAATGGATTACATTTAATATTACATGTAGAAGAACCTGTAGCTGCATCAGCTATGCGTAAAAAAATGATCTCAATTGCTTCTGATATAGGAGTCAATGATGCTAAAACAGATATTTTTCCAGCACAAGATAATGTAGATCTTACTCCTGAGAAATGGGATGACAAACAAAAAGGTCAATTTGTTAACCTGCCTTACCAAAATGCAAAGTTTCCAACACGATGTGCTATGGATGATGAGGCTAAAAGTTTATCGTTCGAACAATACTTAGAATATGTAAAGAAGTTTGTAATTACAAAAAAACAATTTGAAGAACTTAAAACTGCCAAAGATAGCGAAGACAAGCAATGGCCTAATTGCGTTAACAAGTTTATTAGAAATAAAATAAAAGAGGGCGAAGGCCGTAATGATGCTATGTTTAATGTTGGTGTTTTATGTAAAAAGATTAATGAAGACAAGAACTATTGGGAAGAACATATTAGGGAACTTAACAAAGAGATATGCGTTCCACCGTTAAATCCAAGAGAAATTGCAAAAGTAATAGAACAAGTAGATAAAAAAGATTATTCTTTTAAATGTGGTACATCGGTTGCAAGAATGTATTGTAATGGATCTACGCAATGTGCCAAACGAAAATACGGTATTGGATTAAATGAAGCTATTCCTGAAGTAGGTAAGTTAGTAAAAGTAAATTCATATCCTGATCCTTATTGGCTTTTACCTATACAAGGTAAAGTCGTGAAATTAGATACAAAGCAATTGTATCAACAACAATTATTAGGCGAGAGATTACTAAATTATGATATTGTTTGGAGACCTTTGAAACCAAGCAAGAGAGATCCTGATCCTTACAGAGATTGGTTAGAAGAACTTATAAGTAACAAACAAGATATGGAAGGATTTGATGGAGACGAAGAACGAGCAGAAGTATTTAATACTAGAATTGTAAAATTCTTTGAGGATACTGATACGATTACTGAGTTTGATCAAATTGAACACGATAATATTTGGCAAGACAATACAGAAATAAGGTTTAAACTTGAGACCTTTAGACAATTTATGAAGAAACAAGGATATAATTGGTCTGAAAAAGATTGTACAATGTTCCTACAAGGAGCAGGCTGTAAGAAAAGTGCAAAGTTTCAAGGAGTACAAGCTAGACATTGGGTTGCCACATTACCAAAACAAACAGAACACAAAAACAAAAATGTCAAATTCACTAAAGCAAAAACTCCATGGGAAGACCGTTAAATTCTTTGGCCCACCAGGCACAGGTAAAACCCACAGACTTTTAGAAAGAGTTAAACGATTTCTAAAACGAGGCATATCTCCTGATGAGATCTGTTATATCTCATTTACTAACAAAGCTATTGAAGAATGTTTAGATAGAGTAAGAAAAGATTTTAAAGGTTATGATCAAGATGACTTTAAATATTTTAGAACTTTACATTCATTAGCTAGACAACAATTTGCTGACATTCCTGTATTAGATCCTAAAGTAGATATGCTTCAGTTTCATACGCAGTATGGAACGGTAAAGATTAATTACAAACCCACTTGGGATGATCAAAAAGTTTATAACAATTGGTCTTTACAAATATATGACAGAGCAAGAAATATGAAAGCAGATCCAATAGATATATACAAAAAAGAACCTCGAAAGAAAGTAAGGCTACAACAGTTTAAATCTATTATAGCAGGATACGAACAATATAAAACTTACGAATCTAAACCTGGAGAGTTTAAAAATGATCGTTTAGATTTTACAGATATGGTGCAGAAGTATATAGACTCAGGTTTACCTATTCCTTTTAAAGTATTAATGGTTGATGAAGCTCAAGATCTAACACCTTTACAATGGGATATGGTTGTTAAGTTAGCTAAACATTCTGACAAAGTTTATTTAGCAGGTGATGATGATCAGGCTATCTATGAATGGAACGGTGCAGAAGTTACATTCTTTCAAACGTTTCCAGGTAAGGTAAAGATATTACAAAAATCTAGAAGACTTAATAAGAAAGTACATTTTTTTTCTAAGTGTTTATTAAATGGTATGGAAGGCCACCGAATCGAAAAAGATTTTACATCTAACGATAAAGATGGTGAGATCTATAAATGGAGTACACTGAAAAAAGTACCTTGGGATATAGAAGGGACCTGGATGGTGCTTGCTAGAATAAACGATGTGAAGCGAGAGCTGCAAGACGAAGCAAAGAAGATGGGTCTTTATTATCAGGATATGCGAGGCAATAAATCATTTGATGTAAATCAATGGAAAGCCATACAAGATTGGGACAAGATTGTTGAAGGTGGATCTATAACTAGAGAAGATGCCTGTAATATGTACAACTATTTATTAAACATAGATCACGGCTACCGATCAACGGACAGTAAGAAGTGGAGCTTTGCTCATCCTAATCAAGTATTTAACTTTGAACAACTTCATTTACAAGGTGGTATGGTAGAAGAAAAAAAACCTTGGGCAGATGCTTTTAAAAGAAAGTTTAAAGATAGTGAGAAAAGATACTTTAGAACGATTATAAACAAAGAAGTAGATCTAGATGCAAAAGCCCGAATCATTATTGATACCATACATCAAGTAAAAGGTGGTGAAGCAGATAACGTAGTAGTATCAGCTAAATGTAATTTCCCTTCTCATTTTGATCGTAAAAGTTTAGATGAAAGAATAAAAGAATTAAGGGTTTGGTACACAGGAGTTACTAGAACTATAAATACTTTACACTTATTAGGCACATATCATAGATATCATTTTCCCTTGTCTAAATATTATAAATTGTATAAAAGTAACTATGACTAAGAAACAAATTGGTGGATCTCACTATAAATCTTTTGCAATCGAGCCTTGGACATTTGTTCAAGAAAATAACTTAAATCCTTTTCAAGCCAATGTAATAAGATATGCGTGCAGATACAAAAACAAAGGCGGAATACAAGATTTAGAAAAAATAATTCATTATTGTGAAATGGAAATAGATTTTATAAAAAAGAAAAACGATGATGTTACCCATGCAGAGGTAGAGGAGTTTGCGGCTGAAATAGCTCAGATGCAAGATTCATGAGTCATCAATTAAATTTTATTTATAATGATTCTGATTGGGTAGCTCCTTCAGAATATCCTGACTTAAGAGATGCTACAGAGGTAGCAATAGATTTAGAAACAAAAGACCCTGAACTAAAAAGATTAGGATCAGGTTGGGCTACAGGTAAAGGCCATGTTGTTGGGTTTGCTGTTGCAGCTTTAGGTAAGCAATGGTATTTCCCGATTGCTCATGATGCTGGTGGTAACATGGATCTAGCTGTAACTACAGCTTGGATGGTAGATTTATTAAAAAGACCTAGCACAAAAATATTTCATAATGCTTCATACGATGTTGGTTGGTTGATAGCTAATGGTTTTGAGATCAATGGTAAAATTGTAGATACCATGATAGCAGCAGCGTTAATTGACGAAAACAGATGGAGTTTCTCACTAAATGCTTGTGCTAAAGATTATTTAGGTGAAATTAAAAATGAGACTTTTTTAAATGAGAAAGCAAAAGAGTGGGGTATAGATCCAAAAGCAGATTTATGGAAAATGCCTGCGGGTTACGTAGGTTTTTATGCTGAACAAGATGCAGCTCTTACATTAAAACTTTGGCAGAGATTTAAAACAGAAATACAACAACAATCTATTAATGATGTTTGGGACATGGAAATGGAACTACTACCAACATTAATTAAAATGAGACAGATAGGTATAAGAGTTGATGAAGAAAAAGCTCACATATTGAAAAAAGAATTTAAGAAAAAAGAATTTGAAGTATTACGTAAGATAAAAAAAGAAACTACCTTAGATGTAGATATTTGGGCTGCAAGAAGTGTAGCACAAGTATTTGATAGATTAGGTGTTGAGTATCCAAGAACTGCAAAATCTGACGAGCCGTCTTTTACAACGAATTGGTTGATGAATTGTGAGCATCCAATAGCTGGCCTTGTAAGAGAGGCAAGAGAAATAAATAAGTTTCATTCCACATTTATAGATTCGATACAAAGGTACGTTCATAAGGGAAGAATACATGCAGAGATAAACCAACTAAGATCTGATCAAGGCGGAACTGTATCAGGAAGACTATCCTATGCTAATCCTAACCTTCAACAAATTCCCGCAAGAAATAAAGAGTTTGGTAGTAAAATAAGGTCTCTATTCCTTCCAGAGGAGGGCAGACAGTGGGGTTCGTTTGATTATTCACAGCAGGAGCCACGTTTAGTAGCACACTACTCAGCGTCCATCGGAGAGCGTTTAGATGGGTCTGAAGAGTTTATACAAGCTTACGCAGACGAATCAGCTGACTTTCATCAAATTGTAGCTGATATGGCAGGTATATCTAGAACACAAGCCAAGACGATCAATTTGGGTCTTTTTTATGGTATGGGTAAAGCAAAGTTATCTAAAGAACTTGGTATTGATAAGGACAAGGCAGAGATCCTTTTAAATAAATATAATTCAAGAGTGCCTTTTGTAAAAAAATTAGCTGGAGCTGTAACACAATCAGCGAGTAAGTTTGGTTTTATAAGAACTATAAAAGGTCGTAAGTGTAGATTTGATAAATGGGAGCCTGCAACATTTGGTATGAATCAAGCTATGAATTATAATGAAGCTAAAGCTAATTATGGAAATAATATTAGAAGAGCCTTTACTTACAAAGCTTTAAACAGATTAATACAGGGTTCAGCTGCAGACCAAGCTAAACAAGCTATGATTAATTGTGCTAAAGCTGGTCATTTACCTTTGTTACAAATACATGATGAACTTTGTTTTAGTATAGGAACTGACAAAGATATTGAAGTTATAAAAGATAAAATGGAAAACGCGGTTGATAATTTAAAGGTTCCGTTCAAATGTGATGTTGCTTTAGGTAGAAGTTGGGGAGAAGCTAAAGATGAATAATGATTACAACAGTGGTGGTGCTTATAAAGCTATGTTAAAATTATTTAGGGAAGCTAAGATAGAAATGGAAAAAGAAAAATATATACCTAAACCTAAACATCAATGTCTTAGATGTCAGGATTTAAGAGAAATTTGGGTGTGGAAAGACACAAGTGAATCTGAAAAGATTAAGGTAGACTGCCCAATGTGTACCGTACAACGGCCACCGCAAGAACTAAGAGATTTAGGTATTATTTAATCTTCGGTTTTCTTTTGGGTAAGGTCGTTTGCTCTTTTATATTTTGACCACTTACAATTGTAGGTTTGGAGTCCTGTTTCAGTAAGAATTTTAATAATGTGGCCTCGTTCGGTTGATTCAACATAGTGCCGAATATAGTTAGGAATATCAGCATAAGAGTCTCCTTTTTTTTGAGGCATAGATACCCCTTGGTATAAACGATTTTTGATTAGGTTGCTAGTCTTTTTTTCTAGCTGTTATCTAAAAGACCTGCAGATGCATCAACAACACTTTGTTCGTTGATTCTTTTCTTTAGATCTTTAATTTTAATATCGATCCACTTCATGTCAGTCGTTACTCTACCCTGTGATAACGCTTGACCCGCCCATTTGGACTCCAACTGAAGTTTTTCTGATATCAACTTCTGTAGTGCCATCTTTTAGCTCCTCATATGAGATGAAAACTCTTTTCTTAGTATAAAGAGGTTCATCCTGTGCTGTGATCTCACCATTGGTCAGCTTCAATTTAAACTGTTGCAAGGCCTCAGCATCATTGTTAGCTTTAATTATCCCATCATAATACTTTCCTTCTGATCGTATCTGAACGCGATAACTCTTCATAAGATATTATATAACAAATTATGACAAAAATACAACCCTATGCACCCAGGAGCTGTTGACAGGTATATTTAGTGGCTAATCTATTAGCTTCTACCATCTGTGGTGGTAAGGAGTTTAGAATAATTTGCGATTCTTGATGTGCAGCGGTAACACACTCTCTCCAAGTATCAAATTGCATAGGATAAGATACACCTGTAGCACAAGTAAAATCTATAAAGGAACAAACATATAGGGTTAAAATAAATTTCATAATCTCCCATTTAATCCTTGCATTTAATATTAAAGTAAGTATAAATTTAAGGTAACAATAGGAGTATAACATGGATGACAATGATAAAAAACCTAGCTTAGTCAAAGATGTCATAGACAATTTTGATGCAGCTACAACAAACGTAAAAGAGGTCAATTTTAAAAATGACCCAACGGATATCATACAGACTATAGGTGCAGAAACAGAAGCTGTACTTATAACTTTTGATAAAAATCGTGGAGAAATTAAACTTTATCATAATGGTGTTGAATTAGATAAAGCTGTATTTGCTAAACAGTTTAGAGCAAATGTAAGTTTTTATTCTTTATTTGATATTATATTAGATAAGTTTGAAGATTGGAGGACAGCATGGATGAACTAAAACTTAAATCAAGCTCACACCTCTTTAAAAAATGGGTTTTACAAATGGATGAAATCCTAAGCAAAACACATACACACGATCAAACAGGTGCAGTCACAAGTGATGACTCAGAACACTTTAAAGATCAAAGAGAACGATTGGCATCAACAAAAGTAGATGTGTATGTTGCCCCTGTATATCCTGTCAATCAATGGTTAGCTACAGATCTAGTTAGAGATGAGATCGAATGTAGAACTTATGAGCAGGATCTAGAGAAAGCATCGGGAGATAACCACCGATGATGAAACAATTTGGTTATTTTGTATTAATGGGACTCTGTATAGCCTTACCACCAAAAATATTTTTATTTTTGATTGGTTTATTGGTGTATGGAATTCTTTACTAGGAGAAAAATGAAAACAATAATGATAATATTTGTAGCAGCAATCTTAACAGGTTGTTCTACATATTCAGTTAAGTTAGGTAAAAAATGTACACCACATAGCACCGAGTGGTCTTATGTGTGGTTTATTGAAAAAGGGAGCGAAGACAATGTCACAAAAGCAAACTGCAACTGATTGGGTAAGTAGAAGAGTTAATGCGATGAATAGATTGCTCAATAGAAAAGGTAACCATAGATCTTTCCATGAGCATTTTATTGATGAACATTGGAGACTCATGAACACTAATTGTAAAACAAAAAGGGAGTATAAAATATGGACACGAGCAAATGGAAAAGTGTAGCTGTAGACATAGATACCTATAAGATAGTTACAGCTATGGGTGCAAAAGGTTTTAGAAGACCTGGGGCAATGATTGCAAAATTAGCAGACTCCGAACTTAAGATAATAGCTAAAAAGACTGGTAAATCAGTAGAAAAGCTTAAGGCTGAGCTGTTGGCCCAAGGCGAAAAAAAATTAAACGGCAAATAACTACATATTGGGTGGTAGACACAAATTAATACTTGATCTTGTGTCTACCATTTGTTAAACAAAGATGTATTCCTCATAACCTAATGAAAAGTAGAGGTTTCTAACTACTTAAATTACCGAACAGCGAACAAACCTTTTTTTATTAATAATTAAGGAGATTGTTTTGGAAGAAATAAAGCGAAAACCATTAAGTGATGTGTTTGATCAGGGTTTAGAAAAATTAGTGATGATAAGTCCTAACAAAAAAACCTATGATGAACTAACATCTATAATGTTTCAGCTTTACAATGGTAATGATTTTGGAATGGGGAACTTTAGTTTACAGTTTTTAGATAAAACTGACAGAGCTTGGCGACAAGGACGAAAACAAACTGCAAAAAGGTTGGGATTATCCTTAGTTAAGAATGTGTAGCCACCAGTTACTATATCCATATCATTGTCTTTCCAAAACTGGTGGTTATGCAGATGAGTATATTTGATCGTGTAAGAGATGCTGGCTTACAAGATGTAAAAGACATGAGTGGATTGGAACGCACTGCATTCATGAATGATATTTTCTTAGACTACCAAGCAAGTAAAGATCTCCGACAAAAGAAAATGGAGACTTTTTATCTTGAGTTACTCAAACAACTTATTAAAGATTATGGGCACTAATATTGCGACAGAAATATTAAAAACCCCTGATACATCACAGCATAGACTTTTCCAAGCTATAGTGATTCAAGCGTTTGAGGATTGCTTATACACTTTAGGTGGTAAGAACGAGGCTTATAATAAAAAAGATGCTCATGAGTGGTTTTTAAGTAATAGTAATGATTTTAAAACTATATGTGATTTAGCCAATTTAGACGCTGACCATGTACATGAAAGATATAAATGGTGTTTAAAGAATAAGGTGATTGTTTTTACTGAAATTCAATGTTATTGGATTGAATATAAAAACGAATATAAAAAATATCGAGGAGTAGATACGAAAGAAGAAAGACGTACTATTAAGGAAAGAATCGATCAGATTCGTTATAAATTAAACTTAAAAGATAAGAAGAAGACATGAAAGAAATAGTTATTAGTTTGTTGATTTTAGTATCTTCTAATAAGGTAGAAACTTATGACATAACTATTTACGAAAGCTGTTACACGTGGTATGAAAAGAATGTAAAAATGACTGTAAAAAAAACACCACTGTTTGGACAGAGATCTTTTCATTATTATGATAAAAAAAGAGTGGTAGGATTTATTTGTAATTATAAGGGACCTTTTGATGAGCATTAGAAAAGAAATTTGTACAATGTTTAGAATAAACTGGGCTAGAACCGTTTATTTTGCATTATCCGTGGTTTGGGGATTTTTGTTATATGGCACGTACAGCACTTTCCTTTAAAATAGATGAAGCTAGTAGGAGTTACTGGCGAACTAAAGATCCTAAATTTAAGAAGGAATGGTATAGGTTAATTAATTTGTTTCATAAAATTAGCCGAAAAAAACCCAGCCCCATAAAGCTACACAGCTAAAAAACATCAATAAGAAAAATTTTGTATCAGACATAATTTGTAAGGGGTTACCTAGCTTAAAACAACTCTGGGAAAAAATGCCAAAAGGGTAACCCCATAGGTGTTATGTATATAGTATAAATGGATAACGGACAACGGAAAAAGGCCGCTTCAGTCTCCCTACACGGCCTTGAGATATTATATATAAACACCAGAATTATATCATTGTCTGGTTGAAAATCAAACAAATGCGGGTATTAGATTATTAGGGGGTAATGCATAATGCGTAAATAATACAACCTAGATGTGTAGGGGTTTAATTTTCTACTATATAGATTATCTAGACCCCTATGCACTTTTTTTAATCACGACCCTAAAGTGGTGTATCTGGTGTATCTGATGATTATTATTGTTGTATATCAACACTTCTAGACGATTTAGTGGTGTATCTGATGGTGTATCCGTGGTGTATCTAGATACACCACAATATCAATATTTCCTTGCGTAGTGTAAAAATGTTGATTTGGGTATAGTAGTCGGGGGTTAAAATAATCTATATAATAGAATTTATGGTCGCAAGAACACTCATAAAAGCTGGCATAGCTTATGGTAAGAAAAAAGCCCGTGAAAGAGCTGCAAGAAAAACAACTAAAAGCTTGGATAAGTACAATATTCACGCTGGTGGTAAAAGCTCTAAAGGCCCAGTACCTATAAAAAATCAATCCCTTCAAAAAAGCACATTGAGTGGTAGGACTTATTCTATTAGTAATAGTAATCTATCTTCAAAAACTATGATATCATTGGGTGGCCCATATGGGCAAAGCACTACAGCAAGATTTCAAGACAGTGTGAAAGACTTGATTGGTTTAGATAGTGTAAGTATAAGAAAAGCACAGAAAAAATTATTTAAAAGAAAGAAAAAGAAATGAATAAAAAACCTGTAAAAAAACTATTAGGTGGATTACTTACAGCTGGTATCAAATATGCTACTAAAAAATATATGAAAGAAAGTGGTAGATCTATTTCTAAACTAACAAAATTACAACCTAAACTTTCTAAAAATAAAAGAGCTGGTGCTAAACTAGATATGGCTACTGCTATTCAAACACAAGGCCAAAAGGGTATAATTAATCCTAAAGGTTTGACTATGAATGACATAAATAAATTACAAACTTATAAAAACAAACTACCAAGGACATATTAATGAAATCAGGTAAATATTTAGCAGGCGGGTTAATTAGAGGCACTGGTGGTAAAGCTGTAAAATCTTTTATGAAATCAGATATTTATAAAAAACTTAAGGGCGACATGATGAGTAAAATTAATAAAATGTATAGCTCAGGCCCAGGAAATACTCCAAGTAATAAAACTTTTTTAAAAGGTTTAAAGAAGTTAGATGTTAAAAACCAAAAAGCACAAATGATTGGTAAGGCCTTAAGTCATGTTGGAGACAGCACTAGAAAATTACCTAGAAATATTCAAGCATCATTAAAAAGAGGTGCTAGAAACATTAAGAAGTACCAAACTAAAATAGAAGATACAGCTGGTGCTTATTTGAAAAAAAGATTTAGCAAAGCAAGGGATAACTAATGGCTCTTAAAGCAAAAGCATTAAGAACAATAGACGATCTGACTCCAAAGCAAAGGAAGTTTGTAGACATACTTGTAGCTAATTGGGGCGAGATTACAAAAGCCGAAGCTTGTAAAAGAGCTGGATATGAAGCAAAGAATGATAAGAACTTTTCTGACATAGGTAGTAGATTAACTTTAAGACGACACAATCCACACGTAGTTAAATATTTGGATCAACAGCTTGAAAAAGCTAGAGCTAAATATGAGAAGGATAGACTACGTAGATACAAAAGATTAGAAAAATATGCTGACAATGCATTTGCAGATAAGCAATATGCATCAGCTATTAATGCAGAGTTTAGATCAGGCCAACTAGCTGGTTTATATGTAGATAAGAAAGAAGTAAAAGTATCAGGATTGGAGGGTATGTCACGTGCAGAGCTTGAAAAGAAACTCACAGAGCTTTCAAACAAGATCGATGGATTTAACGCCAAAACGATCGAAGTTAAGCCAGAGACAAAAGAACTACCTGAAAAGTAATAATTGGACATCTTTCATTACAGTATTCAATGAGGTGCACAACACAGATATCAATATTAATTTAGGTAAAATCAATGTTAAGACGGAAGAAAAGTAAATATAAACAAGCTGTCGTTGGTGATAAGAAATATTATTACTACAGAATATATTGGCTTGACCCTTGCGGAGATGCTGGGCATGCAGAAGCCAGTGAAGTTAAAAAACTTAAGCCTGCAAAGATGATAACTTATGCATTTATCTTTGATAAAAACAATAAATATCTTTGGACATTTGCGTCTTATGATGAAGAATCGGCTGTGTTCTCCGACAGGAATGTACTACTTAGATCTAGCGTAACAAAGATGGAAAGAGTGTTAAACCGATCTGAATAATTTATGAAAAAGCGTGAGTCTAAGCTCTGGCAAAGAATTAAAAAACACATCACAAAACCTCATTTTATTCGTGTAGAATCTAATACTATCAATGGTATTCCTGATATTAACGGATGTTGGAGTGGTAAAGAGTTTTGGGTGGAACTTAAATCGGACAGAGTTGGATATCCGAAGCTATCTAAATGGCAAATTAGTTGGATAAACAAACGAATCAAACACGGTGGTATAGTTATTATCTGCAATGAGACCCTCTTGGAGAAGAGTTTGAAACTGTACAGACCGTTGTCCGTTATCCGTGACCCTCGTTTACTGAAACCTCGTGCCTCGTTCTCGTTTCCCGTACAATGGCCACTGGTCCAGGATGCCATCTGGCAGCTCATGCAGCTGGATCCTGAAGCTCGTTCTCGTTCTTGTGACGAAGAACAACGGATACAGGAAGAACTAATACAGGGCTCAGGCAGCGTAACGTCAGAGGACTTTAAAGAACTCTGATTCTCGTGTATCCTCGTTCTCGGGGGCCAACTTTTATATCATTGTTTTCCGTTGAGCCCCCTTCAGGATCTCCTGGCAGCGTACTCTCGTTCAGGAATCCTCGTTCTCGTTCAACGGATCGGTAATGAATACCCCCCTGCAGCACAAGCATCTGGATCTGGTCAGAGCTGGTAGCTCGTTCTCGTTTGAGGAAAGGAGTATGGTAATGAAGTAATACCATTAGCAGCCATCAGGAGCTGGCAGCCAGAGCTTTCGGTACGAATGTGTACCTGAACTTTTTGCTTGACTTATATCCCATCTGGTCTTATATACATTCAGGGCCGCATGTTAGGAGGTAGGTGCAAACCGTAAACTTCAGTGCGGTCCGTGGTCAAGTCAGTGGACGAGACATACAATAGTATTAAATGCACAGGTATGGTCTGGGCATCACCCTCTGAACTTGGCCTATTAACAACGAACTAAAGGATAAACAATGAAGACACATGTGATAAAGGACGACGGCACGGTAACCGTGATAGAAGGAAGAATAAAAGAACTGAAAGAAATGCAAGCGCTCGTTAAGGGACCGATAGAGATTGTAAACGCAGCCATGCCTGCAGCATCGCCTGCGCTGCCTGGTGGGGAGAAGCTCAAGGAAATGATATGCAATGAAGAAGGATTATTTAACAGCTCGTTCAAGACTAACGAGAAAGCACGCCAGTTAATAGCTGAAGGATTACACACGCAGCTGGAAAACATACAGGACATTCGCGGTGATGTTTTCGTCACTGACGGATGGAGGATCGCGTGATTGCGTTCCTCGTGCTCCTCGTAGTAATGTGGCCTAATCTCATGCTGCCCCTGCTGGGGATACTGGCACTGGCAGCCACAGGAGTTCTGTGAAGCTCTCGCTCGTTCTCGTGAGGAAAAGACTTGTTTAGAATCATTCTAAAGTACACAGGAGCTGGCACCAGATGCTTTTGCTGGTAAAAGTTCTAGGGTTTTTTTATTTGACTTATCGGTGGGATATGATAAGACATTAGGATTAACAACGAACAAAGGAAAGACAATGGGACTAGACCAATATGCACATATAAGAGATAAGCAAAGTGGACAGATGAAACAACCTGACTTTGACAAAGTCTATTCAGATAAGTACGAGCCAACTGTTCACGGTTTCGTTTGGAGAAAGCACTCTCGACTTCAGCAGTTTATGCAAAACATTTGGGACGAGCAAAACCCTGACAGCGCAGAAGCTATGAATGGAGATGATGAGTTGATATTAGATAAAGACATCA